TCTATATAATGAACTGCCTATTTTAACGGGCTTAACCTATTTTGGACATCCTCTTCCTTGTACCATTGCTAACAAATGTTTAGATTTATATCTAAAAAATGATCGTAAACTTATTATAGAATCTAACGATAAAGCAACATTAATTAAAAATTTATCACAATCTATTATCAATAATTGTGATATTGTTAAAGAATATAGAAATAATGGATTATTAGGATGTTTTGAGTTAAACATAAACCATCCTAAAAAATTATCAGAAATAAACGATTTATTTTTAAAAAATGGTATTTATTGCTATATGAGAGATAATAGGATATTTATTGCTCCTCCCCTAATAATTGAGGAAACCGATATAGTTAATACTATGAACAAAATATATGAAATTTTGGTAGAATTTAATAATTAGTAAGTCATACTATAATAAAAATAAATTAATAATATCTATTATAAAAATGTAGAAACAATCAATAGACTACAAACAACAAAAAATATACAAGGACTATCCCAGGTATGGGGAGAATATGCTTCTGTAAATGTAGTTATTATAGGTATTAATAGAGTGCAAAATATATATTGGTATGTTGACATATATGTATAATATGCTAAAATAATTATAGTGGATACAATAAATACGCAGGCACTGCCCTCATATGACCGCTCGTATTCTCTGGAACTAAGACAAGCCCGTGTTTTATATTTATGTTTACCAAATCGGATACCAACAGGTTCTGCTAATCCATCAGCTAAACCATTAATCAATATAGGTATAAATATAAGTCCAATTTTATCTATCCTACTAAAATACACACTAAAGGGTATAACAATTATTAATGTGCTAATAATTTGGGAAGAAAACCATATTAATGTATAGGGTCTGTCTTCAGGACGATCAACCGCTTTAAACATCATATCAATTATACCTATTTTTTTTCGAACGTGTTCAGATAGAGCCAGTAATAAACATAGAATTATCCATACATTCCAGAATTCTGTAAATTTATTTTTTTCATATTTTATAAGTAGTATATCTAAAAGTTGTGGCCATAAAAAATATGAAATATGAATAACTTTTCTAGTATAATTTACTCGTACATCTTTATAAATAACTAATAATGACATAGTATATTGTATAATTGATACTATACAATACTTTATTAGTTGATTAATCCAAAAGAATTTATCTAAATCACTATTATATAATACGGTTAATACAGTTAAAACTATAAATGAACCTAATAATATTAAAGAGTTGATAATAAATAAACTATATGAATAGTGACAAAGAAAATCCAGTATTTTCTTATCTGGTTCTTCTACTTTTTTTGTATTATTTTCTTCTATATCTTCTATTTTATCTGACTCTATATTTTTTTCCAGGTCTGTTTCCAAAATAGTATCCATTCTATAAAATTATAGTTAATACATTTTAAATTGTTTTTAAATAAAATTAAAATTTGATGCTTTACATAATAACTACAATTTATTATATAATAATGTCTAAAACATTTAAACCACCAGTATTTAATAAAAATAGTGTTACAGATTGGAAAAACTATTTGGACAAAGAGGGCTATGTTATTCTAGAAAATATATTAACACCAGATGAAAAAACAGAAGCATTTAATTTATTTAAGAAAGACTGGACAACAGTGTCTCCAAATTTTGATTTTGAGGACAAGTCAACTTGGTCAATTAATACGACTCCAATGATGTTTGGAAAGGGAATGGCTGTTTTTAATGGGTTTGGTCAGTCTGACTTTATGTGGAATTTAAGATTAAATCCTAGTATTATTAACATATTCAAAAGTATACATTCTACCGAAGAATTAGCAGTTAGCTTTGATGGATTTTCGGTGTATATATCTAATCTACAGAAATCTAAACCTTGGGTCCATATAGATGAAAATCCAAAAAATACATTATATTCTGTTCAGGGGTCATATAATTTTATGCCAGTTCATAGCAAAGATGCAGGGTTCCTTGTTGTACCTAAATCTCATATATCATATAAACCCGATGTCGATCATAATAAAGATTGGATTGTATGTGATCAGGATGTTTATTATGGGGAGGCGGTTAAGTTATTAATTCCTGAGAATTGTTTTACACTATGGAATTCTAGGACAATTCATTCGAATATTGGAATGACAAAAACAACAGTAGAACTTAACAGATTAACAGCGTATATAACTTATTTACCAAAAACAACTCAAACCGATAAAATTATTCATAATAGAATAAATGCGTATTTTAATTCACAAACAACATCTCATTGGTCAAATAAATGTGAATTAAAAACATATCCTTGGGGATTTGGGAAAAGATATAGGGAACGAGGGTATAGTAGTATAAAAGCTAAATTAGAAAATGAGTCTATACCTGAAGACAGATTTTTATTAATTTAATAATTTACCTTTATACTATTATACTATTATACTATTATACTATTATTTTTTCAGTTATAATATTGATTTTAATATCTTGCTTTTTTTGAAATTCATTAATAATTGGTTCAAAAGTGTCCTTATACCATTTATTATGTAATTCTATAAAATATTTTAATACTAAAAACTTTGTAGAATCATAGTGAATAGCTAAATGATCTGGTAATTTAAAATGAATATTAAACTCAGTAATATTATTTATTTTAATAATATCCTCCAATGAACAGTCCTTGTATAACTGTAATTTACCAGTGACCGTATGTATATCTCTAAATACGTAGCTGTCATACTCTACTCTAACTTTAATAGTAAGTTTATCATCAATTCCAGACATACTTTTGCGAAGATATAGACCTGCATTATCAATTAGACGTCCTTCTTGAATATCGCCATTTGTTCTCTGAATTTTTAAATATTTCGGTAATGTATGATAACAGTCACCATTATCTATTTGTGTAGGGATAAGATTAAACTTAGTTCTAAATTGTATATGAACACACTTCATTATCCATTTATGAATAAGTTGGTTATATATAATATCATTATGTGGAAAAGTTAACTGAATTATATTAGATCCTTGAACTTGTTCAGTTATCATATTTTCATTATAAAATTTATTGTCAAATTGGTCTTCACCAAGTTTTTTACTACTGGTTATACCAAGAATTTCTACTCTATTTATAATTTTATTTATATAAGAATCTTTGTCAAGCATTGTTTTATGTAATAAAATTACATATTTTATAAATCAATTTTAAAATCCTATAATTAAGATAAGGTTAACTATTCTATAACTATTATTATTAGTTTATAGGTTTTTTTCTATAATTAGTGTACAACTATCCATTACATTAAAAGTATTCTGTTTATGTGTTATTGGATTATGTATTAATAATCCTGTTTTATTTGTTATTTTTAAATTATGTGTCAATTTGAAAGGTTTTAATGTTGCTAATAAAGATTTGGAATTAAATTCATCTAATGTATAAATTTGGAACATATTATCTGTTTTATTTAATAATTTAATACTTAGTTTTTTTTCTTTAGATACTGTTCTATATGAATTATTTTTACTTAGTTTATTATTTGGAATAGAACGAAGTTTAAAGCCAAACTCAAGAACAATACCATCCACTTTATCGGTTACTAATAAATAGAGTACTAATGCATAGAAAAATGTCGACATTATAATATATAATTATATTTATTTTTTAGCTGATATATAGTAAGTATTAATATATTAAGTTGATATATACAGGTATTAATACCGTGTGTTAATACACTAAGTATTAATATATTAAATTAAATCTATTATTAAACAATGAAGAGTGTTTGTATTATAGGATTTGGGGTAAGTGGAATGGCTTGCGCCCGCCATTGTATGTCCAAAGGTTATACAATTAAAATATTAGAAAAGGAACAAAATATAGGAGGTGTATGGTTAACAAAATCGTACCCTCTTGTTAGATTGCAAACAACTAAACATTCCTATGCTTTTTCAGATTTTCCCCATCTTCAGAGTACAAGTTTATACCCTACACGCGAAGAATTAATGATATATTTTGAGGCCTACTGTGACAAGCACGATATAAAAAAACATTGTGAATTTAACAGTGTTGTGTATAATACCAAATATGAGTTTAATAATAATAAATGGATTATTTATTATAAAAATATTAAAACAGGAGTAACTAACAAAATTAGTGTAGATTATTTAATAATTTCTACAGGTATTTATAGCCAAAAAAAACAAAGTCTTACTATTTCCAAGAATAATAAAAAGATTGTCTATCCAGAACATTTAAATAATAATAATATTAATACTTTAAAAGATAAAAATATTGTTATTATAGGGAATGGTCCCACTGGGTGTGATATAGCGGAACTTTGTCATAAATATAAATCAAAGACAATAACTTTATTATATCGATCCAATCGATGGATATTTCAGCGTTATTTATGGAATAAACTATCGACCCATAATTGTTTGTCTAGATTTAATATGAAAGTTGCACGATTTCTTCCTAAACATATTTATATATTGATTTTAATAATACTATATTATTTTATATACATTTTTGCCCATGGTCGTTTTTCTTTCAAATTTAGACCACCCTATAGTGTCATTAATAGAAATAATCTGGTTTTAAATGAAACGATATTAGATCTAATATATAAAAAACAGATACACTACATTAAAACAAATACTATTAACATAATGGATAACTATATACGCTATGATAATACATCAATTAATTATGATTATTGTTTTATATGTACTGGATATAAAACCGATTTAACTTTTTTAGGTTATCATGATTTACCCTATTTATATAATAAAATAATTCATCCTAAATTAAAACAGTGTGCTTTTATTGGATTTGCTGAGTCATTTAATTGGATACAGGTATCTGAACTACAAATAAAATGGTATTTAAACTATATTAATAATGATATTGATTATGATGAATTGACTAAGTTAATTGATGTGGAAAAAAATAATACCTCTCGTCACTATGCTTATAATGATTTATCGATAAATGTATATAATTATTGTGATAAATTATCAAATGAAATAAATATAACACCTAAACTTACAATGTATAGTCCAGACTATTGGTTTTCTTCGGCCAAGTATGATTGTTGGGAGTAGGTATGAAAGGTTAAATATTCTTTATTTAAGAGAGGTATTTTATAATTAATACCAATATCATTTTTCTGACACCATAATGAGGCCAAAATATATAGATGTTGTTTTAATGAGTCCACATTTTTAGAAGATAGGTTTAAATTAATATAGGTAAGGGTTTTTAAAATATTATAGATATTATTTTTAACATAATCAACATTATAGGCCTGTATTAATTCATTAAATTCTTTAGGAGTATTAAAATTAAAAATATCACTAACATACTTATTATCTAATGTTAATTTATTCCATTCATCTATAACAGTAAGAAGTTCTTCTAATAAATTAGGATGAATTCCTAAAAAGCCTTTACATATTACATATTTTTCAGAATTTAAATTTCTAGAACTTAATGGTTTATGAATATATACTTTTTCAAAAAAGAAGGTTAAAAAATAAAGTATTTTAACAGTAAATGTTGTAAAAATTTCGAAAATTTTAATAATAAAATGTCCATTTTTATTTAAACAACCTAAAGCAGATATTATTTCACACATAATTAATTGATAACTAGTTTGTTCCTGATTATTATAATCTGATGAAAAATCAAATCCTCCATCTGCTGTTACTAAATTAGCTTTTCTATATTTGAATTTATGTATAAGAAATCTTATATTTTCTACATGATAAATATTTCCAGTATTATCTTCACCATATGACAATTTAATAGTTGGATTATATTTTAAAAAGTGATTAGCTTTTGACCAGCTTGGAACAGTTTTATTTTCGGATTTTAATGTCATACACATTGCGGAATTATCATTATTATTATTTTTTTTCCTATAATTATATATAGCCTCTATAAAACCGCCAGGTCCTTCTGCAATACATAATAAATTTAAATGTGCTTTATTATCAATTAAATCAAAATTATTTAAAATTTCCCATAACTTAAAATAGGCTCTACTAATAGGTAAATACGTAGAAACATTATTTTTGGTAATTTTATTGGAATAAATCATTTCATAGTTATTAACATAACTTTTATACTTATTCCAAGTATCTTTGTTAATGTTATCTATTTCACTTTTATATTTATTTAAAATAATAAATAAATCTTCGTGAAAATCCTGATTCTTAATGGTAGGACCATATTTCATATTTAATAATTTCAGATTAGATGATTTAATATTAGATGATTTAATATTGGATGATTTCATGTTGGATGATTTCATATTGTATGATTTCATATTAAACCGATTATGATTTAATTCTAAAGTTTTAGTTTTTAATAAATGATTCATACATAGTAATTACATTAATATGTTTAAGTATTATTGTATAGTTTATTTTAATTTAGAGAAGAGACGTTAATTTATCATCAATTTCATTATACCGTTTCGAAAAATCTGGTTCTGCTTTTAATAGTTTAAACCTAGAAACGAATGCTTCTAATAATTTTTTTAATTCATTATATTTAGGATTATCAATAGTAATATTATAATATTCTGTTATTTTAGCAGTAATCCGAGGGTAAAACCTATTAAAATCTCCTTTTAATTTGGTTAACTGAAGTTCGGTGACTTTTGATTTTTTTTTAAATTTTAATTTTTTGGGCGGCTCTGTTACCGACCCAGTTGTGTCAGTGGTAGATTGAGTGGTCGATTGAGTGGTAGATTGAGTGGTACCTTTCTTAACAACTAATTTTGGTTTAGTAAACCCAATATCTTTAGATAGCAGACCTTCTCTAACCTGACTAACCGTTATGTCCCAAAGAGGTGATGATATTATAGACCCATATTCTTTATCTACTAATTTCTTTAAATTAGAATAATTTATGTGTTTTAATTTTAATATAGCTTTATATTCCTTTTCGTCGGCTCTTAATTTAATAAATTTATAAATGTTGTTAGACTCAATTTGATCCAGCGATTGTTTTTTAAATATGAAGTATCTGGATAAAAAGCTTATTTTCTTTTCCCCCTCAGAAAGCCGTTCTACAATATTTTTATATAATTTATATTTTTTGGTATGGCTGTTTTCTTTACTTGCAACCTGTTTTAATAAATCATTATAAACAGTATCAAATGTGGATGAACTATTATTATTTGGCAAATTAAATTCTTTTGCTTCATCCGTAGTTACTAACACTATATTTTTTTCTTTTAATTTTTCGACAAGATACTCAAAATTAACAAGATATTCTGTAATTTCCTGGTTAATAGAACTAATAAAGACACCTATGGGTATACCTAAACTTGTTTCATCTGGTGAAAATAATGGATTGTTATATTTCTTTTTAATTTTCCATATTGTTTTACCATCTTTCTCTCCAGTTATATAATCGTTTTGTTTTTTTTGGGAAAACATATCAAACACTTTCTGTCCATCTAAGCAAGTTCCTATAAAATAGCCATTATTTTTAAGATTTTGGTCTATATTATCAATTAAATTATCAAACGTTGTTTTTGACTCGAATAAATAGTGTATTGCGAACATAATAGAAATAACATCAAATTGAGTTGTAGAATAACTTGTATCACTCGATTTCCACAGTTTTAACCATAAATTATTTGACGGAGAATGCGAAAAGGCGTTTCCGTTAATTATATTTTTACCAACATCTCCTACCAAAAAATTGATTGTTGGCTTCATTAACATATCCCGTCGATCCTTATTCGTTGCAACAAAATTATTTAATCTGGTACACGCCCCATCATTTGAGTCATAGATATTATTTTTGATAATATCGATACCTACTACATTTGTAATAGTATTATAAATCCATTTAGATATATCACCTCCTTTTCCAGTTGCTAAATCTAAGAGATGTATATTTTTATAGCCTTTTTTCCTATATAACTCTGTAATATTTCTAATTAAAATATTATTTTTAATAATTTTATTATGAAACTCTTGTAAGCAATAGGTTAGCGATTTATCGCGTTGCTGCGAAATATCTCGTTTATAATATTTTTCATCCTCATTATTATCATCAGGTATTTCTTGTCCAGTTGTTATCATTTGTTCTGTAATAGGACTATGAATTGTTTTCCATATATTATTAGCAACATTAGAGTCTTGTCCATAAGTAATATTAATTCCTTTTTTAATATAAGTATAATCGGGATAATAATTTTTGATGCTCTCTAAATTATCTTTAAAAATAGTCTCTAATGACTTTCCAGATCTAACATTAATTCCAGGTATGTCATCGACTATTTTATATAATTTATTTAATAATCTATTTTCGGAATCCCCTAACTTAATATTTGGATTTGTATCATATAATTTAAGAAATTTATCTAATATATTAAATATTTTTTTCTGTTGCTCGATACCCTGTTTATATTTATAAGTTTTATCTTCTCTTGTTCGTAATGGAACCCATCTAAAGGAGGTATCACTAATAAATCGGGGGTCTTTTTCATTATAGGATTGATAAGCAAATTCGACAATACTGTCATCTTTAATAATATCATTACTATTTGTTTCCCAATTTCCATTAATATTGATGGTTTTATCATTAACATTTATTGAACCTAATTCTAACGTATTATTCCAATGATTTCCTAAAACTTCATTTTTAAAACTGTCTAACTCTATTTTCGCAATATGGCTATTTTTTTGATATGGATAATTAGGAGCAAAATCTTTTAATAAATATCTTCCTTTGGAAAGCGCTTTTTTATTTTTACACGGGTTTAATACTTTGTCTTCGTGGCCTGCTACTAATAAAGAATAGGTTTTATACTTGGTATATACTCGCATATCGCTCTTATCCACACTACTTTTAACTCTTACTTTAGATTTTTCTATCTTATTCGTATTAAATTCAGAAATTACTTCTTTTTCTTCCTTAACAACAAAATCTATAGTATTTTCATAGGGAGGTTTCCACTTAAAATTCATAAACCACGTGGTATTTGTTTTTAGATCGAAATCTAATGTATCGTCGTATCCTACTGGTAAATCACAAGGTGTATAAATCAGTCCATCATATTTATAGTTACTTGTTCTATTCAAAAACTTGTCCCAAATATGTTTAGACCTATTAAATATTTCTCTGCCTTCTCCAAAAGAAAACTCTTTTAATGAAATATCTAATATATTACTGTATTCAGAGTGTTCGTGTGGATTAATTGTTAACCGAACATCGTTATATTCTAACTCAATATTATCTAAGATAGTTTGACTTAAGCCTAGACGGGTTTTGATAGCAGTATCTTTCGATACGAGTGGTAAATTTTGTATGTCAATGCCATTCGAGATATACAAATCATAAATTTTATATAAATTAAGTGGATTATTATTAATATCGCTGTTTAAATATTCGCCATTAAATACAGTGTTAAAATATTCTGGTTGTGCTGTTTTAATTCCAGTTTTATAAATATTAAAATTAGAGTCAATTAAGAACAGAGTTCCCAAATAAGTCTCCTTATAATATTCTAGTTTAGAAGCAAATTTGTCACTGTTTAAATGATCTAATCCAACGATGTAGAGTAATTTACCCAATCCATCTGCTTTATCAGTAACACAATAGGGAATATTAAGAATAGATTTTGTATTTTGTTCCTGAATATGTTTAAGCTCAATACTAATAACTTTAGGACTTATATAATAATTGCTGTCTTTAGAATATGGATAATTATTAGTATTAATTCCCTCTTTCATTGCTTGTAAATCAGATTTTAGCCTATCCGTGTTTTCACTTAGTTCGACTATTTTATTAAAATAATCATTGGTATCGTATTTTTCTTTAATAGTATCAATCGCTTGTTTATTAGATTCCTCTTCATCTTCTAATATTAACTTGTTATAGTGTTTAATATCTTCCAATATTTGTAATTTTGTATCAATTATAGTTATATTTTTTGTTTTAATAAGTTCGATGTAAATTTCTTTAACATCAGATTCTTCTCGGGAACTAATAATATTAGGATAGGTTGAGAAATTTTTAAGAACATATTCTATATTACTTTTAAGCTTAGTTTCATCATATGTTTCTTGGGTTTTTTTATCTATAAATAATTCTAATTCTACCTCATAGTGTTTTTCTTGTTCTAAAACCTTCGCATCCATAAATTCTTTAACAGGAACTTGGATAAATTTACCAAAATCATTAATATTACTATTTGATGAACGAACAATCGTCATATCGAGTCTTATATTATCGAGTAAAAAGGAGTATCTATTTTTAAGACGAAATGTCTTATATAATTCGCTCATATTGTTGTTGTGGCCTTTTAAAAATGTTTGGTATTCGCTCCAAACCTTATTAGCCTGTCTTTTTAACTGCGGATCTTTAGATATAAACGTTTTTTGTTTCCTATCATATTTAACTTCACTTTTAGTATTAAATCTAATACCATAATTAGGTATATCTAACACCATTTTAGAATCTCTAGAATACTTTGAATGCCCCGCATCATTTAACGAATCTAACAATTCTTGGTGTGTTTCTTTAAAAATACTTTTAGTTTTATATAATATTTCAACATCTATATCTTTTAAAGTATTTGATTTGCAAAATTTTGATATATTTGCCTCATTTGGAATAGTAAATCTAATTGGAAATGAATCGGTTCTGTTAATATTATTGGTCTTATGTATATTAATATCTAACGATGATTTAGATTCTATTAATTTCCAGGACCCAGGATTAGATTGTTCTTGTTTTAGTTTTTTTAATAAATTAGTAAATTTGGTGTATGTTATGGTATTTTTATCACCGCCAAAATTAGGTAAATCTAACCCAAACACACACTCGTATTCATTGTCTGGGTCAGTATTGTTAATAGTATGAAACAATTCTAAATAATTACTTTCGTCATTTTCAAAAGATATCATAGGTATAATATATAGTTATAGTTTTTATTTAAATAATTATCAATTTTTTTTTAAATTTTCTAATTCTATAATTAATTCTTCTTTTTTTTTATTTACAAGATTTACTTTGCCCTGTTTTTTAATATCTATACCTTTTTTAATAGCAACATCTTGTACCTCTTTTAATTTTAATTTAATTAGGGAGCCTTTTATATAATAATTGTCAAATTTTAAAAACGCTGTATCCTTTATTAAACTTGTATTTAATGAATTTCTATGAACAATATATTTGTCATTATTTTCCACAACAACTAAACTATATCTAGTTTTTAAGAAATCGTTTTTATAATCTATATATTTTCCCAAAACAACAAAATTTATATTAAAATAATCTCCCAAATAATTATAAAATTTATCATCATTACAATCTTGGTTATTTATCATTAAGGTTTCTAATTTACTCTTATTAAAACGTTTGGCTTTATAATTAAATTTAGTATACAAGTTTTTTTTATCTAAATCAATTGCCATTTTATGCTTTAACTCTTTAGTAAATTGTAATTTTTGTTTATCATTCATAAATATAAAATCATTATAAATTAATGTACAAAATGCAATTAAAAGAGCATCTTTATTAGAAAGTATAATAATATTTTGATAGTCTATAAATTGATGGGCAATCGTTTTATCATTATATTCTAATAATAAATCGCTTTTAATAAATGAATCATTTTTTTGTATAAATTTTGAATTATTTGACTCAGTTTTAGATATATTTTTTTTAGGTGTGACTGAAAGTATGGTATTTCTAATAGGTTTTAAATTATTATTAATAGGTTTTAAATTATTAATAATAGGTTTCTTATTCATATAATTTTGTTTAGAGTTATTAAATAAACAATCTAGGGATAAATCAGGAGGTACGCATTTACTTGACCTGTAATTCTGGATATATATGGAGTTATCTTGTAATGTGTCGATAATATGAAATCCATTTACATCTTTTTTTAACGATTTATTAATATTATTTAATAGTGTTTTTGTTTCAGGGGAAAGCATTATAGTTTTAGTTATTATTGTCACAATGAATCAAATTATTTAAAATATAAACAATTGTTTTGATTATTAATATTCTCAATAATCAAAACAATAAAAAATGTTAATAATTCTCAATAATCTAAACAATAAAAAATGTTAATAATCTAAATTAATTAAAAATATTAATAATTCTAAATAATCTAAACAATTTATTATTTTAACGAATTTTATCCATACATCTGGTATATCCCCACTTTCGATGAGCTACTGGGAGCAAACACCACTTTATCACCAACCGCGACACCTCCCAAAAATAATGCTCCATTTCCTGTCAACCCAGTTTCCTTAGTGGAGAAGGAGTCTAATTTGACATCGTATATCCCCACTTTCGATGAATTCCTAGGAGCAAACACCACTTTATCACCAACCGCGACACCTCCCCTAAATAATCTTATACCACTTCCCAACCCAGTTTCCTTAGTGGAGAAGGAGTCTAATGTGACATCGTAAATCCCCACTTTCGATGAGTTATAGGGAGCAAACACCACTTTATCACCAACCGCGACACCTCCAAAAAAATTTAAATCTCTTAAATCATCTTCTGGTAACCCAGTTTCCTTAGTGGAGAAGGAGTCCAATCTGACATCGTAAATCCCCACTTTCGATGAGTTATTGGGAGCAAACACCACTTTATCACCAACCGCGACACCTCCCAAAAATAATGCTTCTTCACTTCCCAACCCAGTTTCCTTAGTGGAGAAGGAGTCTAATGTAACATCGTATATCCCCACTTTCGATGAGTAATAGGGAGCAAAGACCACTTTATCACCAACCGATATAGCTCCCGAAAATGCTCCAATATTTCCCAACCCAGTTTCCTTAGTGGAGAAGGAGTCTAATTTGACATCGTAAATCCCCACTTTCGATGATCCATAGGGAGCAAACACCACTTTATCACCAACCGCGACACCTCCCCTAAATGCTCCAATATTTCCCAACCCTGTTTCCTTAGTGGAGAAGGAGTCCAATCTGACATCGTATATCCCTACTTTCGATGAGTTCAAGGGAGCAAACACCACTTTATCACCAACCGATATAGCTCCCGAAAATAATTCATCCTTTCCCAACCCAGTCTCTTTAACACTAAATGTTCCCCACGGTCCATAAGACTTTCCAATATTTATATTTTATTAAAAATGATTTCATCTGATGCATTAATTGATTTCATATATATATATATATACATATTTTATTTTTATCTAATTGTAATTTAAATTAATGCCGAAATATAATAAATATAGTTTTTATAAAGTACTCTTATGTAATTGTAATTTAAATAAATGGTTAATTTAAATTAATGCTGAAATATAGTCTATATAAAGATTCTTATGTAACTGTAATTTAAATAAATAGTTAATATAAATTAATTAAAACTCTAATAATCTAAATAATTAAAATCCTAATAAGTTAAATTTAAGTAATTTGTATAATTTAAATTTAATAAATTTGGTTAATTTAAATTAATGCTGAAATATATTATAATATAGTTTATAAAATAATCTTAGATAAGTTAAGTATAAATAATTCTAAATATTCTAAATTAATTAAAACCCTAATTATCTAAATTAATTAAAAATGTTAATAATCTAAATTAATTAAAAATGTTAATAAATTCGTAATAATCTAAATTAATTAAAAATATTAATAATTCTCAATAATCTAAATTAATTATAAAATATAAAGAATTCTAAATAATCTAAACAACTTATTATTTTAACGAATCCTATCCATACATCTGGTAAATCCCCACTTTCGAGGATTTATAGGGAGCAAACACCACTTTATCACCAACCGCGACACCTCCTATAAATTTCCCTTCGCCTCCCAACCCAGTTTCCTTAGTGGAGAAGGAGTCCAATTTGACATCGTATATCCCCACTTTCGGTGAGTTAGCGGGAGCAAACACCACTTTATCACCAACCGCTATAGCTCCCGAAAATTTATATCCTAACAACCCAGTTTCTTTAGTGGAGAAGGAGTCTAATGTAACATCGTAAATCCCCACTTTCGATGATCCGTGGGGAGCAAACACCACTTTATCACCAACTGCGACACCTCCCCAAAATTTATACAATCCTGGCAACCCAGTTTCCTTAGTGGAGAAGGAGTCCAATTTGACATCGTATATCCCCACTTTCGATGAGTTATAGGGAGCAAACACCACTTTATCACCAACCGCGACACCTCCCCTAAATAATCTATCATCTCCCATACCAGTTTCCTTAGTGGAGAAGGAGTCCAATCTGACATCGTAAATCCCCACTTTCGATGAGAAATAGGGAGCAAACACCACTTTATCACCAACTGCGACACCTCCCTCAAATTTATATAATCTTGGCAACCCAGTTTCCTTAGTGGAGAAGGAGTCCAATCTGACATCGTATATCCCCACTTTCGATGAGTTCAAGGGAGCAAACACGACTTTATCACCAACCGCGACACCTCCCCTAAATAATCTATCATCTCCCATACCAGTTTCCTTAGTGGAGAAGGAGTCCAATCTGACATCGTAAATCCCCACTTTCGATGATAAATA